TAAAAACTAGAAATCATGAACTACAAAAAATTAATGTCATACGAGCCAACAAGCTACGGCAAAATGATGAACGACAAAGGTCAAGAAATTGAATTCTACGAGCATCCAATCTATGGTGATGAGGTGCAAGTAATATGCGTATGTCACGAGCTAGAACTAGCTGAATACAGCACGTTCTTCGAGACTGATGACATGGAAGCGGAGCATGGTGAATATCAACCATGGTTCGATGAGAACGGAAAGCTATACATGGGACAATTTGAAGCATAACAACTAAAAACTAGAAATCATGAAAGTGAAAGCAAAAAATAAAATTGAGGCATTAGAGCAATACGGAATAGAGCGTATATATTTCAAAGGGAGTAAACCATATGGATGCATATGGAGCATATACATATATCACGTATATGCAATACGTGTATCATATGGATTATATGAAATAGTTATGACTAGAGTAAATTAATTAACCAATAAAAAATAGAAATCATGAAAACAGGAAAAATTTTAGACAACGTAGGATTCCGTAAGATGGACGGAACAATAAGAATACTAACCATCAGAGAGCAATTAATCCGCAACAAGCAGTTCGTTGGAATCAACGACATCAAGCATCCGATGTTGGGAGTAATCTCTGTTGATCGATCGAGAATTGACGAGCTACTGAAGTACGAGGAAGGTCACCTAATCAGATTCAAAAAATCAATGTTCGATGGTAACCTATGACATAATCATCGCCACCATTCGTGGTGGAATGAAAACAATTCGCAAGACATTCAACAACGAAAACCATTATGACAATTGGTACAAGTTCATGAATCGTCAAGGTATAAAAATAGTAGATACTTTTAAAATTGATTAAGATGAATACAGGAGGATATGTTTATCTGAGAATAAACGAGAACTACACAGCCACAATACGTGACCTAAAATCATTTGCTAACTATCTACGTGATGTAGGAGACACAGACGATGTGTTCGGAGAAGTCACAGCAATATCCAATGTAAGCAAACTTTTTTTACATAGAATGAACGACATTATAAACGAGCACAAGAAAAGACTGAACAAGAGATTCATTGGGAAAGAGACTCAAGTCAAAAGGAATCAAGGAATCAGAGATGCCGTAGTAGTTGGAGCGAATGGTGAGCACCTGTTAATTGAGTACGAGATGCCTAACGGAACGACAGCGCTCAATATCATAGACGAGATGTCCAGCGCTGATGAATACAAATCCATCACGTATAAGAACGCAATGTCAAAATTTGAGATAGATTTTAGTTTATTAATTAATAACCCACAAAAACACAAGTAATGAAACGTAACTTTAAAATCAGATTCCACCTTGGGCAAGGTGAGAACTACATGAAGTGGAGAGTGGAGGACGTGACCACTAATAACGTTTGGTTCTTCGAGCCATCTAACTTCCAAGCACTAATCGTGAACGGCAAACTTCAAAATTATCCTTCTACCGCCAAAAAAATCAACGATGGTGCTAACAAAACTGTTTGTGCATGGATTATGGCTGAGGACGTTATGCTGTATCCTACCGATAACCTTTGGATGAAGGGACAGGTAGCGTACAATCCACGTTTGATGCCACATTGGATAGACAACAACGGAAACAACGTTGACAAGCAAGAATTCGCAGAGATGCACATTGTAGAACGTAAAATATTTACACCATGAAAACAAATCAAGCAACATTAAGAAAAATAAAAACAATCCTTGAAGAATTACGCCAAGAAATTCGGCAAGGTACAATAAGCTATGGAGAGATAGTTGAACTACATAGTTTAAAAAAATACATTGAAGAGGGTGATGTTGAACTGCTTGAATGGGCAGGAGTAAATGAATTTGAAAACGATTAAAAACTAATAACCATGAAAACATTATTTGCAGTACACCATGTGTTCGATTGCCTAGACTACAACGAACACTACTACTTCACATCGTTTGCTGAAGCATTCGATAGGCTAACCGACATAAAGAATTCCATACAGGAACACCTTTTCATTGAGGAGGTATACACCGATCATCAAATGGATTTTTATGTTCATCTTGACGATGGACTACAGCGAGTATACATAGAAGAAATTAACCTTTAAATCATAATTAACAATGGACATGATTGATAAACTAATGGCATACGAGGAGGGTATGCTAGATGGAGCAGGTATGGTGTACCTGTTCGCTGAACTAATCAAGATAAAGCAAGCGTGGAGTCTACAAGGTCACTACGGACGAATGGCACAACGATTCATAGATGCAGGGATAATTATGCCCAATGGTGACATAGATGAGATGCGAGCAATAGAGTACGGAATAGAAATGTAAAAATGTTTAACTAATAAAAACTAATAACCATGGAAAATTTATCAGATTCAAGACTAATGGCAATAGCTAACGCAAAGTTAGTTTTAAAGCAAGCAGGATACTACGTAGACAATCTATGGAGCATCCATGACGTAAAGGATGACAGCCTAACTGACGAACAAAAGATGAAAGCGTTAGACATGGCACTAACAAATGAATACACTACAGAGCAAATATTTTATGCTATAAGTGTAAGCGTAGAAATAATAACCGAAAAAATCAAGTAACCATGAGCAAGCTCAGAGAACAGCTAGGACTGATGCATGACATCAGAGTCAAGGCAAACATAAACATCGTGACGTGTGGTCACTGCGATGCGATACTACTACACCACATGGATGAAGAAACAATCATTTGTTACTCATGCATGAGAGACATGGACATCAGTGATTGTCCCGACTACTTTTACGAAGGAATGCCAGAATTAAACAATGAATAACCATGGAAGAATTAATCAAAATTATTCTCAAATACGAGAAAGAACTAAGAGATGAAAAGGACGAGCTAACTGAAGCATTCGGTCACACAGACCCATCAGCAGAATGGTCAACCAATCGTTGGCTCGTTATGGAAGAACTATTAACCAAATTAAATTTAAAACCGCTATGAAAGATCAAATTTTATCAAAGGGCAACAGAATGTTTTCTGTAACCTTTATCAAGAAAGATGGTTCTATTAGAAGAATGGTCGCTCGACTAGGAGTTCGCAAGGGAGTAAAGGGTGTAGGCATGTCGTTCAATCCATCTGACAGGGGACTAATGGTCGTATTCGACATGCACAAGCGAGAGTTCCGAATGATTAACTTGGAGACTATTGTAGAACTTAAATGATGATTGTGATGAACCTAATAATTTTTAGCCAAAAAACTAAGCTGGACGGCTTTGCGTTTTACAACATAAAGACTGGGGACTTTGAACCCTCATCAAGCTTATCCATCATTGATGGAACAACTAAGGAGTACAACGGAACGGATTCAATAAGGCAGAACGTAAAGTCATACGTATTGGAAAACATAGAGCTTCTTTACGACAAAGACAACTACTTGTCAAGCAGAATACATAAAGGTAACTTAAGACTATTTATTTCAAAAACATGAAGAGAGTATCAAGAATCGCCATGATATCCATACTGGGCGTATGGGTGCTAGGCAGAAGCAACTTAGAAATATCGGACGAACTACATACCTATCTGACAATCAGTCTGTTAGGCATGAACATTATGGTTTTAGTGTTAACACATGACGAAAAATGTTGATTTTTTTTCAACTTAACACAAGCCAATCTTCTGTAAATCAATGGATTAACTAAAAAAATGTCGAAATGTCAATTTTTCAACCAAAAAATCGTAAAATTAAAATATCGCTATATAATACTATATATATATATATTTTTTTTTTATTTACTAATTGGTATATAAAAATTAACATTTTAACATTATCCTAGTAAAATCAATGGTTTCAGAAAAAAAAATCGACATAAAATCAACATTTATTAACACAAATCAACATTATGAAAGCAAAAGTAAATCCATTCTATCGGTCGGTAGTCCTATCGGTAGACGATGTAGAGCTATCTGAGATATTCTTCGACTACACGGACGAGTGGGAGTCAAGGGAGATAAACGGCAAGATGTACGACATCCATTTCAACTACCAGCCAAAGGATTCGTACAAGAACGAGAAAGAGTGGCTGATGTCGTTGGTATCGGTTTACTTAGTTGGAGACTGGACAGAGGAGCACTACTCCAGGAACTTAATAACCGAAGTAAAGCTAGAGCTATGAAACCAATAGATAAGGCAATGTCTTTAATGGATAGGCTAAAAGACAAGGAGAGCGCAATAATTGTATGCAATGATTTGATTGGATTTTGGGAACGAATAGACACGACATACAGCAGGTCAAAGATATATTTTTATGAGAGGGTCAAACAAGAAATAATAAAGCTATGACAAAGTACCTAATTAAATTTGTACAGAGGGGTGAATCTTCTGAGGTAAATATAACTTGCAAGGACGAGACTATGGCTGTCATATTTTTTGAGATGGCATTTCCAGATGCAATTATATTGTCGATTGAAAAGAGCTTAGTTCAAATCATAACAACAAAGCCATGTTTAAACTAATAAAATACACAATAGTATGGATAAGTCAGAATTTAAGTATACCATTTTGGGTGGTAGGTCACGTACACTTATCGTTGAACGTGTACGAGGACATCCACGAGATAATTATGTCAATGGGGATGAATATAATAGTATTAATTGGATTTATAATAAGCTATAGAGATGATAATAAATAAGGTAATTTTTTGGGCTATCATGTACTTGATAAGCCTATTCATATCGATCAGGGCAACAACCCAAATTGGTGTATTTATATTGCCCATGATTATATTTAATGCGATATCTGCGCTAACGTTATTATGTTACTTAATTTGTTTAGATTTTGAAAAATGAAAAAAATAATTCTTTCGGCATTTTGTGCTATGGTAGCACACATGTCATTTGCCCAGTCGAACTACTTCTTAGTTTCAAAAGATTATGAGAAGGTGCTAATTGAAAGCAAAAACATAAGTGCAATGTATATCAGGTCTTTTGACAACAAGTCGGACGCTATAAAAGAACACATAAGAGTATTTGGATATAATTTTAAAGAAGCGTTGCCAACAGTAACCAAGAAATGTAACACACCAATATTTGCCAACTTTTTAAGCAAGACCGACTCAAGCGTTTGTATTACAACTTTTGTAACAATAAACGAGGAAGGTGGTTATGATAGTGTGTTTTTGGAAGGAATCAACGAGGACTACTATTTATTTACATGTGACGGAACAGATTACATAAACAGCAAAATTATTAAATAACATGGAACACATCTGGGAATATATTTCGTCAAAGCATAACGACCAAATTTACAGGACTTTAAATAGTTCATGGTACATTGACAAGGGCGTAAAGATAGAGAGGTTTGACAAGGATGGCAAGATCGAGATAATGAACACAATGGTTCAGTCTGACTTTCACGAGCCAATAAGCAGCAACCAAGAGTTTTATTTTGATAAGTACGGATGGGATGCAGGATGCACTAGTGTTCAGATAGACTCGACTGAGACAAAAATAAACAGGCTTTACGCCTTGCTTGAGTACTACGGATTAAACAGCAAGTCTGAGGAGGCTACATGGGCAAAGGAGCAAATTGATAACTTGACGAAAAAAAGACGAGACCTTGTTTTGAAATTAAAAAAAATAATGCAAACTTTGTAATCAATTAAATTAAATATATGGCGCACTGGAGAAATCTAATGAAAGACAACAAGTACATGGGAGCATGGGACTTGGAGGTCAACGGCAAGTACGAGCCGAGGGAGGTAACAATCGAGAAGATATACCAAGACACCTTTGTTGGGGAGATGGGCAAGGAGGACAAGGTATTTGTCAAGCTAAAGGAGTTTGACAAGTCTATGGTTTGCAATCGCTCAAACTTCAAGAGGTTGGAGACATTCTTTAATTCATTCGACCCGAACGACTACATCGGCAAGACAATTGTCATCACGACAGAGAAGGTCAAGAGTCCTCAAGGCTTGGTCGATGCGCTGAGGTTCAGCACTCGTCCATTGCCCAAGAAGGAGCTACCTATGCTGAATGACGATCAGTTGGGCAAGGCAATAGATGCGGTAAAGACTGGCAGGACTACAATCGAAAAGATTAAGAAGCAGTACACCATCACTGAGGACCAACTAAAAATGTTTGGTAATGATTAAGGTAAGGTCGTCCAGCTGTGCTCTCTTGTTTTCTGGCAAGAGAGGAGGACTAACAACAAAACAGAAAGAAAAGCTTGAAGGATTGAAGATGAAGATTAAGCTCACAGAGAAGCAAGCAGAGGAGAGAGACGAGCTTGAGAAGAAGGGTGAAATATCTGACGAGCTGAGTGAAATGGCAAAGACCTACATCGAGGACATGGTTGACGAGGTCGTGTACGGATTCAGGAAGAAGTTTACCACAAGGGAGATGACCAAGGGAATCATGGTGGAGGACGACTCAATCGAGATGTACAACCGATTGTTTTTCACGAGTCACTTCAAGCAGGCTGAGTTTGACAAGTTTTACGAGCTAACCCATGGAGTATCGATTGGCCACCCTGACATTGTTGACGAGTCTAGGCTCATGGTGATTGACATCAAGAGTCCATGGAGCAAGCACACGATGCCGAAGACAATAAAGAAGGCAGACAAGAAGTCAAAAGAGGCTGGTTACGATTGGCAGGTCAAGCACTACTTGTACATGCTACGCAAGATGACCAACATGGACTGGAGAAACGGAGAGATTGCCTACGTTCTTAGCAACACGCCAGAGGAGTTGATTCCAGAGAACGAGGCAGACAGTCTGCACTATATGGATGACTTGGCCGATGAGCTGAGGGTGACAATTGTGAAGGTGGATTTGACTGACGATGACATCGATTGGATGGAGTCTCAGATAAAAAAGGCAGAGACATATGCAAAGGAGTATTTTAACTATCTAAATAATAAAAACAAATGAGTGATTTTAAAATGAAAGGGGTTTTAAAGGTTATAAACCCAGCGGTACAGGTAAGCGAGAAGTTTATCAAGAGAGAGTTCGTACTTAACGAGCCACACGATCAGTATCCACAGGACATCTTGTTCCAGTTAACGCAAAAGAACGTTGACGTGTTGGACAAGTTTGGAGAGGGTCAAGAGGTTGAGGTATCGTTTAGGATTCGAGGACGAGAGTACAACGGAAAGTACTTTAACAACATTGAGGCATGGAGAGTCGAGGCCATTGGCGAAGCTCCCAAGCCAGTTGAGGTTAAGGAAGAAGAGCCGTTACCGTTTTAATCTACTGCTAATCAAGGTGGGTAGTCAATCTACCCACTTTAAATTTAATCAAAATGAAAAAATTATTGTTACTTTTACCATTGCTTTCGTTATCATGCAAGACAGCGTCAAAGTGTGACGCATATACATTGAAACTTAGCCCAGACTGCGACTCGATTATGGTCACAAGGTACAACAAGATGTACATGCCAAAGATACCAGTAGAGGGAGCAAGCCTTCTATCTTTTCACAACATTGATAGGGGAAGCTACAGGCTTAATATGTACAAGAGAGGCAACATTGAAACAATTAAATTTAAAATAAAATGAGCGATATAACAAAGTGCCCAGGGACAGATTGTCCCATGAGACAGAGTTGTAAAAGATTTACTGCAAAAGCTAATGAGCATAGGCAATCATACTTTCTTGACCCACCATACCACATTAATGATGTAGGTTTCTCCTGTGACATGTACTGGGGAGAATTTGCTCAATCAGCTTGGGAGTCACTACAAGAGTCTATTGGAATCACCATACCTAAACTTAAAAAGAACTATGACTTCAATGATCACAAATTGTGACCTATAAGCTTAAAAAACTTTACAAATTTTAAACCTATAAGCTATGAAACAAACAGCAGAACAAATAATAGTGCCTTAAGACGCACTATTTAATTTAACTACATAAGAAAAACCAATAAATGTATAATATAGTGCTATTTACTGCACGAATAAATAAATAATAAGATGAAACAGACAGCAGTAGAGTGGTTGGCACTTTACATTAAAGGAATTACATCTTTGAATTGTGATGAAGTTATTGAACAAGCCAAAGAAATGGAGAAGGAGCAGATGATTAATTTTGCTGAATTTGTAGCAACATATCCAGACAAAAATATAAATATAAATGGGGAGATGTTACATGCTAAATCTAAGTATGATGGTGCTGAAAGAACTATTGACTTATTAGAAACCTTTAAATCAGAATAAGATGAAAGCCAAACTAACATTTAATCTACCAGAAGATAAGTACGAATGGGAGAATGCTATGCGTGCTGATGCTATGTACTGTGTACTGTGGGATCTATCTCAGGAGCTTAGAACACTATGGAAGTATGAGGAGCTAAGTGAGGAGGAGTGGAATATGGTTGAGAGAATCAGAAATAAGTTCTATGAGATACTTGGTGATAATCAAATTAATTTAGACAAGTGAGTGGATTTATAATTGGACTTGTTTACGGAATTTTAATCGGAATATTTATCGGCATCAGTCTGTCTGTTTACCTACTTGAAATGGTCCCGTAGCTCAGTTGGATAGAGCAACTGCCTTCTAAGCAGTAGGTCTTTGGTTCGAATCCAAACGGGATCACTTTGTTTGGAGTTAGAGTTCTTCGGTTAGCCTCCATACGGGTAAAAACTCTACGCACACTGGTATGGCAGGTGTGTGTTTTTAAATCTAAAATTAATACTATGAAATGGGAATCAACATCAACTGCCGACATAGTTGTCGATAGTGTAGTGGAGAGCGTTATCTCTAAAATTAGGTCAAGGTCTAGTGTTGGAATAAAGAAGTACAACACAACAATGGACAGAAAGGATTTGTCTACCGAGCAGTGGATAGTACACTTGCAGGAAGAATTAATGGATGCCACGATTTATTTGGAAAAACTAAAATCAATTTTAAATGATAACCTACTTTAAATCAATCAACGAAACAGATCGTCCGTTTTATGTAGATGTTGATGTTGCTATTGAAAGAATAAAATTTGGAAAATCAAAAGATATAGTAAAAAAGATTCGTTCTGCTGAAACGAAGGAAGAGCGAAACAACATAAAAAAACAGCTTCCATCAATACTATTTTCTGGAGAATTTTCAAGGAGAGCTGACAATGCCATCATAAATCATAGTGGACTAATATGTATAGACTTTGATGGATTTAAAGACGATGAGGAGCTACAGAAAATGAGAATGCACTTGTTTAATGACAAGTACACGTACTGCTTATTTATATCACCATCTGGCGATGGTCTCAAGGTATTGGTAAGAATTCCAAGCGATGCATTAAACCACAAGAATTATTTTTTAGCACTTGAGAAGTATTACGATTGCCCACAGTTTGATAAGTCTTGCAAGAACGTATCTCGTGTGTGCTACGAGAGCTATGACCCTGACATCTATGTCAACGAGCTGTCTGAGGTTTGGACAGAGATGATGAGGATAAATAATAATGTCAAGGTATCTCCTACCATAATCATCAACGATTCAAACGAGATTGTAAGAAGGCTGTCTCTTTGGTGGAATAAGAACTATGGAATGGTAAAGGGACAGAGAAATAACAACCTATTTATCTTTGCATCGGCCTTGAATCAGTACGGAATAAACAAAGATGATGCACTTAACGTACTAATGTCGTATGACGATGGCGACATGGCATCTGAGATTAAGACTATTGTTTGGTCGGCATACAAGAACACCAGCGAGTACGCAACTAAGTTCTACGAGGACATTGACAAGAAGACCGACATAAAGAACAAAATCCTAAAAGGTGTTCCAATCCATGAGATTAAGGATAACTTTAATGACGTTGACGAGGACATCATTAACGAGATGGTCGAGACTGAAGAGTACAACACCTTTTGGTCTAAGAGTAGTAAAGGCAAGATAGACCTAGTGCCACATCTTTTCAGGGACTACCTAAAGGGAAACGGTTTCTATAAGTACTACCCAAGCGGATCAAACAATTTTGTTTTTGTTCGAGTGGTTGACAACATAATTAGCGACACCAACGAGGACATGATTAAGGACTTTGTGTTGGACTATCTTATGGGAATCAACGACATGTCCGTGTACAATTTCTTTGCGATGAACACTAAGTTCTTTCAGGAAACTTTTCTGAACTACGTTCCAAAGGTAGAGCCAAGGTTTATGGTTGACACCATTGACGAGTCTTACCTTTACTTTAAGAATTGTGCTGTAAAGGTGACGAGCGACAATATAAAGATGATAGACTACAAGAATCTTGGTGGATACGTTTGGGAGAAGCAAAAAATTAATAGGGACTTTGTAAAAATAAAATCTGATGATTGTGAGTTTAAGAGATTTGTACAAAACATTTCTGGAAATAATTCGAGAAGGTTTGAGTCGATGGAGTCAACAATTGGTTATCTTTTGCATAGTTACAAGCCTGCTAGCTACTGCCCTGCTGTTATACTTAATGATGAGGTTATTAGTGACAACCCTGAAGGTGGTACGGGTAAAGGGATATTCGTCAAGTCTATCTCGTTTATAAAGAAGATGGTTATAATTGACGGAAAGGGTTTTAGCTTTCAAAAGTCGTTTCCTTATCAGCGAGTACAGGTAGATACCCAGACACTAGTATTTGATGACGTTAGCAAGAACTTTGACTTTGAGAGATTGTTTTCTGTTATCACCGAGGGTATAACCTTAGAGAAGAAGAATAAAGACGAGATACACATACCATTTGAGAGCTCTCCAAAGATTGTTATAACTACCAACTATGCAATAAAGGGGGCAGGAAATAGCTTTGAGCGTAGGAAATGGGACTTAGAGTTTAAGCAATATTACTCAAAGTCTTTCACCCCAGAGTCAGAGTTTGGTCACATGTTGTTCTCTGGATGGGACGATCTTGAGTGGTCTAGGTTTGACAACTACATGATAAAAAACCTACAGCTTTATCTGTCAAAGGGTTTAATCAAGTGTGACTTTATGAATCTTAAGACACGTAAATTTATCGCAGAAACATCTGCCGAGTTTTGGGAGTGGGCTACGTCAAAAGACAATGACTTTGTCAAGTTGAAACAAATATCAATAGGACAAAACATGTATAACAAGTTCACAGAAGAATACCCAGACTATGGTATATACGGAAGGTTTAAGCTATCACACAACAGATTTTATAAGTGGCTAGATGCATTGGGAGAGTATAAGTTTGGAATGAAGCCAAAGATATTTAGAAGCGCTACAGGTAAAACAATTGAGTTTATTGAATATGTTAATGAATTAAAATTTTAATTATGAATATTTGCGAGGCAACAATAAAGGGTAAGATTGATTTTTACAAATTACTTCTTAAGATTACAGCAGATAACGCTAAAAAGTGTGAAGAAATAAATCGTAAAATTGAAGACCTAAAGTCTTGCTACGATTACCTTACCAAGGGCACAAAGATGGATTTTCTTCCAGTAGAGAGCATCGATGCGTTGGTAAGGAAGAAAGGCCTCATGCACAAGAAGCCTTACTGTATTGATCTTGTGGATGAAATTGATTCTTGCGTTCAAAACATTCGAAATGAATTTGCGTGACTATCAAGTAGATATATCTAGGAAGGGTGTAGATATATTGAAAAGTAGTTATATACTATGCTTGGCTATGGAAGTTAGGCTTGGTAAAACCTTTACGTCTTTAGATATATGTAGAGCTTTAGGATTTAAATCTATATTATTTTTGACAAAGAAAAAGGCAATACCATCCATTCAGTCTGACGCTGATAAAATACTTCCTGGCCATGACATAGTCATCACAAACTACGAGAGCATTCACAAGATAGTTAGGAAGGACTTCAATGTAATTATATGCGACGAGTCACACACCATGAGCGCATTTCCTAAGCCTAGTCTAAGGGCGAAGCAGGTAAGGAAGTTGGTAATAGACTGCGGTATGGCAAAGGTAATACTACTTAGTGGCACAATAACTCCAGAGTCTTACTCACAGGTGTTTCATCAGTTTTGGGTTCACCCATTTAATCCATTTAAAAGCTTTATAAATTTTTATAGATGGGCTGACGTTTATGTAGATAAGTTTCAAAAGAAGATAAACGGACTAATGATCAACGACTACTCTAGAGGAAAAGAGAACGAGATAATGTCCGTAATATCCCCTTATACAATTACATATACTCAGAAGCAGGCAGGTTTTTCTACAGAGATAGAGGAAGAGGTGCTGAGAATTAAAATGCCAGACATCATAAAAAAGATTACCGACAAACTTAAGATGGACCTAGTGGTAGAAGGTAATAACGAGGTGATACTTGCAGACACCCCCGTTAAGTTGATGCAAAAAATGCACCAACTAGCAAGCGGAACGATTAAGTTTGAGAGCGGAAAGTCTATGGTCATATCAACCTTTAAGGCTGAGTTCTTGAAGTCGCATTTTGCGACCAAAAGAATAGGTATATTTTACAAGTTCAAGGAAGAGCTAAATGCCATTAAGACTGTATACGGGGATGATGTTACTACTGACGTTGCCGAGTTTGATACTGGAAAGTATAAGGCCATAGCCCTACAAATAGTATCTGGTCGTGAGGGAATATCGTTAAAGAATGCTGACTACCTTGTGTTTTATACAATTGACTTTAGTGCCGTGAGTTATTGGCAGGCAAGAGACAGGATGACCACAATGGATAGGTTAAGTAACAAGGTTTACTGGGTTTTTGCTGAAGGAAGTATTGAGAACGACATATACAGGTCGGTTAAGTCAAAAAAGAGTTATACGTTAAATATTTTTAAGAAAGATTATGGAAAATAAAATGTTTTTTTTATTGCCAATGATGGCATACAGTAAAATTGATGGAGAAAAAATGTTGATTGTTGGATGGTTCCACAAGTCAATTGTAATAAGATTTATAATGTCATAATGAAAATTCTAAACGACCCAATGATAAGGTTACTGGTGGATACCTTTGACCTTGAGACACCAGAGCAGAACATACTTGAGATATGCGATTACGAGTACAAGGATGGTGTAATTGTAATTAAAAAGATTAAGGTGTTGGATTCTGATTTAAATTTTATTAGATTTGCAGATCTTGAGAAGGTAACTAAATACCTCAGCAAGTATTACTGCAACTTCAATGACAGAGCAACAGATACAGACGAAGATAATCAAGAAGCTTGAGTCGCAGGGGTATTATGTAATAAAACTAATTCAGACAAACAAGCCTGGAATACCAGACCTCATCGCAATACCCAAGAACTCAGACGTTGAGTTCATAGAGGTAAAGAGGCCAGGTGGCAAGACAAGCCCACTACAGGATTACAGAATTAAAGAACTAAATAATCATGGAATTAAATCTAAGGTACAAGAATGCGTCTGACAAGAGTTTGTACATACAAGACAACAGAGCTCTAATCAATAAACTTTTAGAGGATGGTGTTCCCGTTCAAAGAATACTATCTATACTTGGTGTAGACAACTATAGATTTAGTTTATTCTTTAGCACTAAGCCTACTCAGTCAATGCTTGGACACAAGAACGACACGTATTTTGAAGAAGAAGAACTACTCAATAATAATTTTAATTTTAAATTTAATGATTTAAGTTATGACGAACAAAAAATCTATCTCGAAAGAGAAAAAACTGGTGTGCTTGGTAGGTATTTTGCCAATACTAATGGACTTCATGGAGGACGTGAAGGAAGATTTTCCGATGATCTACAAGAGACAGGTAAAGAAGTCGGGCAATGATTTCATAAACGAGGTGTACAAGATGGGAGACACTTTGTATAAGAAAATGGAAAGCGAAGAAGATGAAGAATTGAGAGAATTCTACAATAGTGTAATAGAAATGGGCACAGTTTTTCGCAATTGGATTGCAGAATTATAAATATATGTATATATTTGTGGTGAGATGCGCCACGTAACATACATAAACGCTTTAATGTTGGATATTAACGAGCTTACAGACGTTATATATGAATCTCTATTCGACAATGATACTCAAGAATTAAATAAGGCAATAGATAATCTAATTAAAATTTTAAAGGATGCCAAAAAAAGCCATCAATCAGACATCGAAGATATTAGACCTGTATAGGTCTGGAATGACAAACAAAACAGAAATAACTAGAAGGGTTTTTAATAGTGATGATGAGACTAGCAGAAGTGCTGTTAGAAGGGCTATTAGTTACTATGAAAACAACAGGGCTCTTTATGATGAGTGTGAAAAGGTAGGAATACCAGTGGAGGACGTAAAGCACTATTGGCACAAGGGGAAACACTTTAGCATTAATGTTAGCGGAAGCTGTTCGGAGGTAAACCTAGAAGAATTTAAGTCAGAACTTGTGTCTGAGATTAAAAACTGGTCTCCTAAGTACGTTAAAATTAAAAGAGAAAAACTTTCTGATCCACATTGTTTTGTCTTTGACCCTGCCGATATTCATATTGGAAAGCTGTGCTCATCGTTTGAGACTGGAGAGGATTATGATCAACAAATAGCTGTTAGCAGGGTTAGGGAAGGACTTAACGGACTGATTAGCAGGCTGTCTGGTTACAATATAGACAAGATAATTTTTATTGCTGGAAACGATGTTCTTCACGTTGACAACCCTAGGAGACAAACAACAAGCGGAACTCCACAAGACACTGACGGAATGTGGTACGACAACTTTGTCATGGCTAAAAGGTTGCTAATAGATATTATAGAAACACTTATGTCTATAGCTGACGTTCATGTTGTTTATAATCCAAGCAACCATGATTTTATGTCTGGATTTATGTTGTTGCAGTGTGTAGAGGCATGGTTTAGTAACTGTAAGAACGTTACGTTTGATAACGACATGAAGCACAGAAAGTACACCACGTATGGAAAGAACTTGATTGGAAGCACCCACATGGACGGTGCTAAGATTCAGGATTTACCGCTTTTAATGGCCCACGAGGCATCAGATAGTTGGCACAATTGTGTTCACCGATATATTTATGGGCATCACGTACACCATAAGTCTTCAAAGGACTATATGTCTGTGAATGTAGAAACACTAAGGTCTCCATCTTCTGCTGATAGCTGGCATCATAGAAATGGATACCAGCACTCACCAAAGGCAGTTGAGGGTTTTATACACCACCCTTCCAATGGTCAGGTAGCTAGGCTTACGTATATATTTTAATTTGATAGAATCTTTTTTATCTGTTCAGCTGTTTTTCCCTTTTGTATAAGTTCATATACCGCAGGAGTTAGTTGAATCCTTGTCTCTTCAAATAATTTTGAATATACTTTTCCTTGTTGATTGCTAAAACCACCTAAATCATCAATATCACCAATTATTAATAACATTTGTGTGTTTGATCCTTCCTCATATCCTTCTTCTATTTCATAATTAGTAGATTTTATAATATCAATTTCGTAAGGCTTTGGCTCTCTTTTGAATACTTTTGTAAATTCTTTGTATGACTCGTATTGATTTTTTGTTAAAGAATTTTGCTTTATTTTTCTTGTTCCCTTGTCCGCCAATTGATTTGCCTCTCTTGGCAAAGCACCAATAAAGTGAAACAATTTTAAAGCACTAAATATTTTTTGAGATTCAATTTGATCTTTAGTTAGATATTTTTCAGTTTCCTTTCCTTGAAATTCTTCGGTATACTTACCGTCATTCATTTTTAAGGATTCATATAATGCTTCATAAGCATCGCTTCCGACACTAATTAAACCATACTTACCAGTATCATTTTTAAATGACTCTAAACTAAAAGTATTGTCCTCCTTATATTTTTTTATAAACTCTTCTTTTTCATCTTCAGTCATTTTATATTTTCCTAGAGCATTTATTCGAATATTGTTCTCTTCATTTACGGCATCATTTATTTCAGACTCACTTGGCTCCATAAAAGGTTTAATACCTTTATCTATAGCCCATACCACAAAATCATCTAAAAATGGAGCTGGAGAAGCCATATCTCCAATAAATGATTTGATTGGATACTTTAAAGCGTTTCTATTTCTTTTTTTAGCCTCTTCTTCATCTTCATCATCGTCTCCGTATCCAAGTATTGACATGGCTCCGTAATATATAAGCTTTCCAACTTGATACTTAATAAAATTAAACGTAGCTTGTTCTGCAACAGTACCAACAAGTGATCTTCCTGCAATTTTTATATCCTCTTTGCTTGCCACATTTATAGCTGATGTAAGAGTAATTATATCGTTGGCTAGTCTCATTCTTTGATTCACTGAAAATCCAGCAAACGGGAGCAAAATTTTTCTAATAGCCTTTCTTAGCCCATCTTCGCTAGCAAAAGTTTCTCCAGCAAGTCTTTCGTCAGATACGTTTTGCTGTCTAGATACCATATTTTCAGCAAACAACATAGCTTTTTTGTGTAGGTCTTGTATTCCCTCTTCTTTTATAGTATCGTTCCAGGTGTCCCAATTAATTTTTTTAGTGTCGTAACCATTATCAGAAAGATACTTTAAGTAGTAAGACTTCCATGCAGCTCTTGCAACAAATACATCAGGCTTAGACAAGAAAGTCCTCATGTAAACTTGAGTTAGCTTTTGATATTGTCTAGCAACTTGTTGTAATGTACTTTTAACTGGGTCTATAGCGTTCATCTTGTTTTCAATAGATGTAACAGACTCTACTCCTCTGTTAGCCGTTGGTGTTCCAGTAGAGTTCATCCAATCATTAAAGCTTTTACCAGTGTATAGTTGAGTGTATTTACCAGCCTGAATTAAGGTATTTATTCCCACTGAAAACGTTTGAAGAATAAACTGAAAAACACCACCAAGAGCCATTGTTGTACCAAATCTTCCAGCCTCGTTAATTACTTTATCAATAACTCTAGCGTAGTCCTTTGGAACTAATAGTTTGTTTTTTGATCTTCTAATATATTTATTGATTCTATTTACCACTAAAGATCTGTCTGAAGAGCTTGGAATAATTGATTTAAAAGAGTCGCTACTAATAAATGCATCAACCTGTCTAATGGCTCCTGCTGTTTCAATATCTACAAGGGCTCCAGAGAGAGCTTGAGATTGGTTAATATCAAAGTTTAGGTTAACATACCTTCCTTTATCTTTTAAAGTTGCTGGGTATGTTGACGCTATTAAAACACCTGCCTTTGATTTGTCAGTTATTTCTTCGTTTTCAGTATTTATTAAAAACGATGAACCTCTTTCTGATATATTTGTTATATCAATTGATTCTCCAGTAGATTCTGATAGCTTAGAAAGTCTGTCTGAGGTATAATAAAAATCGCTACCCAGGTCTGTGTTATATATCGATAGAGAAACATCGTATAGGTCTTGGTAGTGATTTTCCCATGTACCCATCCACCATGCAGCACCAGCAATGTTAAATTGTTTAGCGTTAGACTCTATAACGCTCATGTCTCTTGACTCAATGTTTAGTCTATCAAATACTTTTTTGTATACTTCGGCCATTTTTTGTTCTTCTGCCGTTCCATTTTTTAAAGACTCATAGCTCTCTAGTAATAGGTCTATTCTCCTATTAAATTCTTTATTCGCCTCTTCAGGTTTAATTGAATTTGTTCTATATACAAAGGCCAGTACTCCTCTTTCGTAAACATTTTCTTGGTCAAAAAATCCTTTTATGTTTTTAAATGTATTTGCATATAGTTCTTGATATGCGTTAGACATTTTCTTAGCCTTGTTAACGCCCATTACTACTCCTGCAACTCCAGACTTTTCCATGAATTCATTTCCTCTGGTAACACCACCAAATAATCTGGTAAATAATTCATTTAAAGACATTCCCTCAAAACCTAAAAGTCTTCCTAGCATTGGAGAAAAGTAGGCCTTTAATTGTCTGGCAACAAATCCCTTTCTTTTTAAGTCGTTAGCATTTTTAATTCCTACATAAGTTTTATGAGCTGCGTCTAGACCACCTATTGTACCATTTTTTACAAAATTATTTAGCGATTCAACTAAGGCTATCATCTGCTCTGTAGTCATATCGTCCACATCTAGGCTAGATATTTCTTTTATAACCTGTTTAATTCTGTCTGTCATTTCTACCCTTTCATTTGTGATAGGGTTATAACCAAACACCATAGCCTTAAGAATATCTTTTAACGAATTTATTTCGCCCTTTAAGTTATCTTTAAGCTCTTCGCTATTTGTGGCTTTGTTTAATTTATTTTTTTGTTCGTTTATCCTTCTTATTTTTGATTCGATGTCTTTTAAAGACATGCTCTTGTCTATGATGCCTTGCTCAACCAACGATGGATTGTTAGATAACAGTCTTTCTTTTTTTATGTTTTCCTGGCCTTCTAAATACTGATCAACGTATGAGTATATATCGCTAAACTTAGTTGTATTTGAAATAGAAAGAGAGGTTGGTTTCAACGCATTCTTAACTTGTTCGGCTATCGCCATGTACTCGTCAATGTCCTCAACTAAATCTGGGTCTATAGATGCAAATACAGTTGCCATAGCTCTTACTTCGGCCTGTCTATTGCTATCTTTTTTTAACTTTTTAATAGTTGCTCTTGCTGATTTTGCTTTGTTTATTTTCTCTTTGTAGTCAGCGTCTTTCATTACTTTGTCAACATAGTCTATAACCCTGTCAACCGTCTCTTCGTTTAAAAGATTAACCTTTGATATCCTATCATTTATTGCGGACAATTGCTTTTCAGATATTTTGCCCTTGTAATTTTTTATTACGTTCTTAATGGCAATACCAAGTTCTTTTCTTCTCTGGTTAATATCTTTAGTTGCTTCTCTTGCGGCTTTTGCTTCTAGCTTTATTTGATCACGAATTGCGGCAGCAAGGTCTGAAACAACAGCAGTATCTTTTGTTTTTCCTGTTATCTTAGCAACAGATGGAGCGGCCTTTAATTTTTCTCCGAAGAACTTTTTGATTTCTCTTACAGCATTTTCTCTTTGAGTGTCGTCAGCTTTTGCATACCAGTCTGACTTTTGTAGGTCAGCAATTGCAGCTGTTACACCTTGTTGATGTGAGTTGCCTCTCTTTTCTACTGATAGCTCGTACTTGTCCTTAGCTTTTTGAATGGCATCTTGTTTGCTTGGTTTCTGGGCCTTGATTTTGGATGGTTCTATGGATTCATTATCAAGATTAGATTGATCTACAGCTGCTGAATTTTCATCCATTGATATTTTATTTCCATCAGCCATATATTCAAACCACACTGGTTTACTTATTCCTCCAGCAATATCTTCTATTTTAGTATGAGCTTCATCTAAAGATATAGATCCAGAACTATAATCATCCCATACTTTATTTATATTTAACTCGTTATTTTTGTTTGACTTAAATGTAGCTTTAAATAAACCTCTCACAGCTTCCCAAGTTATACTTTGAACTTCTCTTGGAAGCAATCCAAGTTCTTTTGCTAGTTCTCTATAAGCATCCGCATATACTGGATATGTTCCAGTCATTCCAGTATTTACATTTCCTGCACCACCAAAATTATATAGCACTTGCTTTGAGCTTCCGCTTAATGGTAGAAGTAATCCAGCAGCAACTGCGTGAGTATCTATAGTAACTGCATCTGGATCATTTGGATTAGATATATTGTTAAAGAAATTTCTAACCTTATGCATATTACCAAGATTAGAAGATATATTTTCAATAGATCCATCTTGAAGTATTGATATTGATTTTTCTATTGTAGGAAATGCTCCCCATCCACAAGCTCCAGGAGATCCATCAGATTTTCTAACTAATCCATTTACTTCTCCATTAGGAGATATGTTATTATATTCTCTCGAATTATATACCTCATCAAATACTCTGATAAAATATGCTTTGTCTTTATTGTTTAATTCTGATAATTTTTTATTCTTTACTCTTGAAATTATTTCTTTAGAATCTTTAAATAATGGTACTTTATTTTTACCAGTACCAGACGTAGCATTATTTACATAATCTATCATTTTAGAATCAAAAATAGAATTCTGTTGATTAGTATAAATATCTATTACTCTTTCGCCTAATGATAAATTTCTAAACCAATCCATTTGAGGACTAAGTACAGCCATTACTCCAGATACTTGTTCTAAGGAATAATTATATTGATTTGCTATTTTATTACAAATAATATTTGCTCCATCATACCATAACTTTGATATGTCTCTTACATCAACACCAAATGAGTTATGTAACCATTTTAAGTTAGACTTTACAGAATTTTTAAAATCATTTACTACTTTTTTAGCATCATCAAAATTTTCTACATTTTTTATTTTTGATATACCGTATGAAGATATTTCTTTTGCTATTTTTATATATTGATCCTGTATTTTTTTATCCTTAGACGCATCTTCTTCTAGAGATTTCATACTTACTATGTAGTCTCTAGTAGAATGTATATTATCTTTTTTAGGAAGTCTAGTGCTTACAGTTTTACCCTCTTTTACATTTGACTTTGCATCATTTATTATTTTTGGTTTTTGACTTTTAATGTTTTTTATTGATGATTCTGAAGGTTTTTTTAAGTTACCATATTTATCTGTTTCAGATGGAATAACTTTAGATACATTACCAACCTCAATCTGCTCACCTCTTCCGAGCTTACCAGACATTGAGTTCATAAAGTCAACAGCGTCTTGTGCAGTTGCAGCAGCAGAAAAGACAACAGGTAGTCCTAGCTTCTTGGCAATCTTATTGACTAATGTTTTAAACTGTTGGAACTTTGTTGTAGATAATTCTCTCTGTGCCTCGGCCATAATGGCTCCAAGTTCAGCGGTATACTCCTCTGCTCTATCACCCTCTTCGTAGTTAGATATAAATTCATCAAGTCTTTGTTTTAATGCCTTGTCAGATATAACTGACTTAAGACCTTTAGCCATGTCTAACAATGCATTGTTGTCCATACCTTTTTTGGCCAATAGGTCGTGAAATGCTTCGTGAAAAACGGTGGTCACGCCAGCCGTTTCTAAGTTGATATGAACATCTCCATTTACATACGCACCTCTAAACGTATCGGCCCCTTGATTCTTAGCGTCTTCTTTTGTTGTATTAGCAGATTTAGCAACACCATCAACAAATGAATCAGTATTTTCGTGAAGTATAATTCTTGCGTTTGGAATAGCAGACAATACCTTTTGAACAGCTATAAATACTTTCTTTCTCTTTGCGTCTGTCTCATTGTTAATTCTTTCAGTGATAGTCTGATTGGTCTCAGGAGTTATCGTTACTTCTTGAGCAACTTGAGTAGGAGCAGCCTGTTTTTCTGGCATTACCTTTTGGCCAAAGTCGTATCCAATAGAGAATGTCTTTAGCCCGTCCTTCGTGTTTACTACAGAAACAAAGTCAGACTCTGGACTATAGCTCTCAGTAAAACTTAGATTGTCGTCAGCCTTTACCCTTGGGTTCATTGATCCATCCTGGTATACCAAACCGTCAGAGTGTGCGACAGCCTCTTGATTGAACTGTTTAGCAAATTCAATAGCATCCTGTCTTGTTAGGTTAGGAACAAAGAAAGAGTTCTCTGCCTGTCCATACTTTCCAGTTACACGTCTTGGTTTGTATCCTCTTTCAGTAAGCCACTCCTCAGCCTTTTGGTTTAGTTGTTTGTTTTCTTCCTCGGTAAGAGGTTGTGCCATTGGGTTCTCAGCGGTAAGCAAACCGAACTCTCCGTCAAGTTCTTTTGTCAACGTCTCTACGTCTTCAATTGGAAGCTCTTTAGATGCGTTCTCAACGTACTCACTGGTAGATCTAAATGCCTTTCTTTCTTCTGCCTGTGGCTCTGTTGGATATACGATATCTACGTCAGCAACTTTTGCAGTTGCTCCTGGAACTATTCCTTCTTTTGCAGTTGCAACCTCCTCTGATGTCTTTGTTATTTCATCAGAAACAGTAGCTGTGGGAGTTGCCTCACCCTCTGATACATCTACTTTTTCT